TTCACTGCGTTTACAGCGTCAACAAGAATTCCCGATGCAGGCATTACGCAACCTGCGCCCTGCCACAGCCGAGCAACTGCATGATGCGGCCTAACGTGGCCGACGGTGCAGCTGGGATACCCATTGAGTCAAACGACGCAAACGAGTCGACGCTGCCGCGTTCACGGTAAAGCGTTGCGGCGTACATCGTCGCGCCGAGTTTCACATCGGCACTAGGCACAGTCGTCATTGAGTCCACATACCCCGCTTCGCGGCGCTTGCGGTAACACCACGCGTTGCTGGCGTTTACGCAAACAGTCACAAAAGCGGTGTCGTTAGCCGTAGCCACGTCAATACCCAGCCAAGAAGTTACGTCTGAAGCCACAATCCAAGACACCGACTGTGTATACGTCAATGTCCCGGACTCGGCCTCATAAGCAACATCGGCCCCGCTGTTTACATAGATGATCTGATTAGCGCGCGGGATGTCATAGTCAAAAACTAGATACCCTTCGTCGTCAACCCCATCTAGGTAATACGGCTCGGTTGAGACCACTGTGGCTGTGGCGTTAAAACCAGCAAGGGCTACAGCTGCAACCGTGACCGTATCACCCGTCTGCACTTCGGCGTCGGTAAGGGTCTGGACAGCCGCGTAGTTGTCTACGCGTCGCACGTGCGTGATAGTGCTTACTGCCATATCAGACCCTCTCCCGAACTACCCGTGGATCAGACGAAGGTTGCCTTGACGAACTTTGTCGAGTCAATCATGAGTGCGGCGAAGTAGCCGCGGAACGCGATTGTGCGCGACAAGGTTGATGGCGAGTCGATGCTGATTGCACCCTTCTGCTGTTCAAACAATTCGTAACCCGATGCGTCACCAACGATAAGTGTTTGCGATGGGAAGTTGCGGTCAACCACGACAGACAACCCGAAAGCGTTGCCGTTTGGCTGTCCGGGTGCAAGGTTGCCAAATGCGTTCATTGGGCCAACTTGTGGGAACAACGGACGGTCTGCCGTGTCGGAAAGTGCGAGCAAGTCCTGCCAAATTCCTGGGTGCAGGAACATGTGGGTAGGAAGGTTGCCGTTTGATGCAGTCAAAATGCCAGACGCTGCAGCGGCTACCCATGATGCCCAGTAGGCAGGGTCGCCAGCAGATGTTGCAGTGAAGTTGCTGGTGGTTGTTGCACCTGCAGCAAGTTGGTCGGCTGCGTAATTGTCCGTCGAATTTGCATAAATTCGGCCCATGTCGTCTAACAAAACCTGCAGAACGGCGGGGTCTGACCAGTCCAATTCGGCTTCGGACACATTCACGTATCCACCGAAAATTTGCTTTGTAACTTGGTTGTTAAACACAACTAGGGTGCCTTGGCTTGGTGACTGCTCACCGATGCTTGCGCCGATTGTGGTGTGTGTGGTCACCTCTGGACGGATAAACACCTTGCCACCGCCGGGCATTGCCTTTACGCCGACTGCGTCGACAACTGGGCGACGGCCGATGAAGTTGTTGTAAACAGGAGCAACGATTGGTGTTGGAAGCAAGCCGGGTGTGTCGGTTGTGACTACGTCGGGTGCGGCTGCACGAAGTGCTTCGGACATTGCGCGCCACTGATCGCCACCAGCAATTGCTGCTGCGATGTATTCGGCTGCCGTTGGAAGTGGCACGTCACGCTTTGCCTGAGCAAACACGATTGGTGCGGTCGGAACGATTTCAGCCGAAGCCTCAACCGCTGGGGTTTCTTGTGACATGGTTTCCTCCTCAGGAATGTCATTGGGTTGGGTTTCGACAGCGTCTTCCTCTTCAGGTTGAGACGCAGCGATTTCTGTGATGACAGCGTCCGCAAAAGCGGGCTGTGCAACAAGACTGATTTCGACAAGATTTGCCTGAGACACCACCATGGTGCCTGACTTATCAAACTTGTATTTGACCGGTACAGCACCAACGCTGACCGAGTCGTACGCGCCAGCCTTCACCAGCTCAATGGCTTCGTCGGCGGCGCGGGTCTTAGCGAACTTGGCTGTAAACAACAAGCCTTCGTCGGCTTCAACGATCTCAGTGACGACGCCACGCAGTTGCGTCATGTCGTGACCTTCGAGCAACTTAGGTGCCTTAGCGTTGACGTCAAACGCGCCACGCTTAAAAGCAACGCGTTCACCGCTGGACACGGTTGCAGGCGTGTCCCAAGGTACAGCCACACCCGTAATGGTTCGGGGGCTTTCCTCACCTGCAGCCGCGTCAAGCGTGATGGGTACAGAAACAAACTCAATCATACGAGACCTCGTCAATCCTCTTGGTTGCTGTGTCGTTCATGTTTTCTTCCATGTAGTCATCAATGTCAAACTCGACATAACGGCCGCGGGGAAGGATGTTGTCCGCGCTCAGCGTTTGCTCAATGCAGTCAAGGTAAATGCGCGCACCAAAGAGATACAGATCCTGACGCGCTTGCTGTGCGTTTTGATACGTCATTGACGCGCCCTCGGTTGGGGCCGAGACAAGGTAGGCGGGAATGTTGCACAGACGCGCCATTTCCAGTGCCTGATACTTGCGCTGTTCAGAAACAACTTCTTGTGGGTTTTGCTTGTATTCGCGGAACTCAACTTGGCTAGACAAGGCACCGATAGCGTTCTGTTTACGAGCGTTAGCCCACGCCGACGCCAGCGAACCAAGATCCTCACCAGATAGGTCTTCACCTGAGAGTTGTTGCAGATAGCCCGGAACTGTTTCTAGCTGGGCATATCTATCGGCTGCGGCATCTAAATAAATGCTGGTGTTGATGGCTCGCGCGCCAATTTTCAAAATGCCTTCAATTGGGCTGATGAACTGCACGACGTCGTTTATGTTTTCAATTCGTTGCCCGTTGAACTCAAGTTCGTCTGATGGGCCGTAAAACTGCGGATAGCCAGTCTGCTTAGTGCTGCTCATGTTTGATGCCGGCAGCCATGTAAACGCTGCGGGGAATCCCTGACCACCAGCACCTTGCGGGGCGTAGCGTCGAGTCACATACGCGTAGGCGACGCCGTACATAAACAAATCTGTGAAGATGTTTACAAAGAAAAATGAGCGCGACACTTTAGGGTCGGGGCGTTCCATCCAAGGCTCAAGCGGCAGGTAAATCTCTTCGTAGTTGTCGCCCATCCACTGCTTCGAGTAATGCTTCAACTCCAGCGAGCCAATCAGGCCAGCGATCAGGTCGCGGCTACGGCTGACGGTCGGCACCGACAACGCTTTGATTTCGTCCGAGCCTGTTTGGTAGTAAAGAAAGTTGCCGACGTTGGCGGCACCAGCTGCAGCCTTAATTGGCGCAGACGCAAACGCAGGTGCTTCGGCTTTACGAGTAAACAGACCCATTGCTACGGAGTCTCGCACAGGTTTGTTGCATTTGCAAGTACCTACGCAGAAATTCCAAAAGCGACTCGACCCGTTGACGGTGGTCGTGACACCAAAGCACACGCGGCGATTAGGCATCGCGCGGCTTCAATTGGGCCGGGTGATCGTTGGCTGGAAATCACGACGCTGTTTTGTGCGCGAACTAACACGGCGCGACCAACGTGTTCGGCCAGCATCTCACCGCCGTCGTGCTTAATCTTGTTTTCGCCAATAAGAGACCTGACGACCTGCGTCCACTTCAACAGTTCGCCGTAGCCCCACTCAATCTTGCGTCGCTGGTATTTCTCAGGACAGTGCAGAGCCAAAGACGGCGTGATGGCTAGCGTAACTTTCGGGTCGCTGTCAAGTACCTTCGCAATGTTTTCCCACAGCTGGGCAATGCTGTCGGTTGTAAACCTGACCGACACAAGGATTTCCCCGCTGGTGTTTTTGCGTGACCAGACGCCGACGTACTTTGAGTCGTCTACGGCCGAGTCAACAGCCAGGAATGAATTGCCGCCGTCGTGGGTTAGGTCTTCGGCTACCCGGTCGCCCCACATCCCGACAGGCAACCACGAAGATGCGGCCGCCACCCACAGGTTGCAGTGAGCGCGGAGAAACTGGTTCCGGTCGGGTGCAGCAGCTGCCGCTTGTAAACCTTTGACGGTGATGGTGCGCCCGAGACTCGGATTTGCGTAGCCCCAGTACTCAGCGTTCAGCGGATCTACAGCGGGCAGGCTCCACTCGGCGAAATACAAGTCGCCTTGCGTGTCCGAGTCAATCAGGGCTAGGGCTTGCTCACGAAGTTTGAGCATGGCGCGCGACGACTCGTCACCGGCAGTGGAAGTCATCCAGCACATTGGCGACGGGACAGCAATTTGGCTAGGAAGCAACGCGCCAAAAATCGTTGCCTCGCTCATGGCCCAAATTTCGTCGAGCAACAAAATGTCCCACGTGCCACCGTGCTTCTTGCCAGTAGCCGAAGTGACTTTGTAAACACTTCCGTCGATCATCTTGACCTGATGCCGACCGTACGCCCACGTCACTTTGCACAACCCCGACTCTTCCCACAGCTCAAAGGTCTCGCGCAACTCTTCAAAGACCTCGGTGGCTAAACCCAACTCGTGAGCCGATGACGCGACACGTACCGGGCGACCCCAAATACGTGGCAACTCCGACAACGCCCAACCCACGATCGCCGCGTTCATACTGGTCTTGCCATTTTGACGCGCGGCCGAAATCAAAGCCTTCGAATGAACAAAGCACTGGTCATCATTCACCGTAAACGCATCAGTCAACGCGCGCAACTGCCAAGGAAACAGGGTGCGACCCAAATGCTGCGCAG